CTAATGCTCCTATACCTGCCAAAAGAGGATTTCCCATTTGCGTTGTGGGTGCTGACAAGAAAGAAGGTGCAGCTCCACCTAATAAATTAGATTGAAAGGACAACTGATCATAAGGTTGTTTAAACTGAAGCATTTGATTGTTAAAAGCATTTAAAGCTGCTTGTTGATTAGCTGCAGTTTCTGTAACACCTAATTGACTTAGAGTTGATGCTAAGTTTCCTGCAGATTGTGGTGCCGCAACACCAAACTGTCCATAAAGTTGACCAATACCTTGACCAAGTTCTCCACCTGCAAGTTGTAATCCTGCAGCACTTTGTTGTGCTTTTCTTTGATTTTCAAAAGCTTGTTGAGCTTGTTGTTGAGCATTTTGAAATCCACTAGAAAGTAAACCTGCGATACCTGTTCCTAGTTGTTGTTGAAAACCTCTTTGTGCTTCTGCCTCCAAAACACCCTCACGACTACCACCAAAAGCTCCAGCATTGATTGCCTGAGCTGCTCTGTTTTGACCAGAGATACCAAACTGTCTTTGCATTTCTTGAGTGTACTTATCTATCACTTCTTGTTGATAGGGGTTCATAAAAGCTTGATAGGATTGTGGATCGTAGGCCCCGGTTGTTTGAGCCGATGTTGTCATCGCATTACCTATGGCTGCATTTGCACCTTGTAATGCTCCTACACCCATTCCAAAATAATCTGGACCTGATGTTGCAGCATTTGCTGCTAAATTTGTAGCCTGACTAATTGCAGCGGAAGGAGCAACTGTAGTCATTTGTGGAACAGGAGCTGCGTTAGATGTTAAGGCTTGTCCTGCTGTAAGGACGTTGCCATATTGTTGTGCAATCAGTTCTTGTAATTCTTGTGGTGTCATTAAAATTTACCTATCCCCATGCTTTGTGCTTTTTCTTCTAAACCGTTCATCATTGCATACATTTTATCAGTTCCTTTGTCTCTATCTCCGTCACCAGCAGCCATGACTGCTTGTTTAGTCATTACAAATTCGCCATCAGAAAGCATTGCAGGAATATCATCAGATTGACCATCACCTGGACCATTAATCATACCGTCTTTTTCAGGAAAGTCCATAACTCCACCTTTGTTCATAGTGGCAGCGTAGTAAGGGTTTATGTCTCTGAAGAAATCTTTATCGGCAGTTCCGGACGATAAGTAAGGATTTTTTGTTGGATCGTATAACATTTCTTTTTCCTCATCAGATAAAACTGCAGATAAGACACTTGCGCCAACAGCGCCTATTTTTAAAAGAGGAGAATATTTTGCAAAAAAGTCTAATCCTTCTCCACTTCTTATTAAACCATATTTTTCTAATAAACTTTCTTTAACGGGACGAGATGTATTTGTACTTAAAATGTTTGTGAAATCTGCGTTTTCATTTAAATAACCACTGTCTGCAGTCATTGGTGTGCCTGTTCCTATATTAGGAGTCATACCTAAACTTTGTTGTACACCACCCATAAAACCACCTGGTTCACCTAAGTTTTGAATTCCACCAAGAGCTGTTCCGTAGGCCACGTTTCTTAAAACGTTGGCGGGTTTGTCCCCTCCAAGTAAACCTAGTCCTGCTTGTGTGAGCATGGGATTAGCAGCTGCAAAAGATCCAATACCGCCTAGGGCACCTTTAACACCACCTAACTTACTCATCGCACCAAATGCAGGTGCAAACTGAGGTAAAAGTAAACCAATACCGAGTTGTCCTACTGGGCTTCGTAATAAGTCTTTTGCTGCATTAAATATCTTTTTAAACATGTTCTATTCCGGCAGTGTGTGTGCTCCTGCAAATACATTAGGAGCTGTTACGTGGACATCTCTTCTTATATCTGCTTCTGTTGTGTCTGTTTCAGGATTGTCAATATCAGCCTGACATTCCTCGTGTGAATTATATTCTTTACCTGTTTTAATATTGGTAACAGTTGTTTCTACTTTTGCACTATATACAGGGATTTTTTCACCGCCAATTTCGTCATAACGAAGAATTTTTGGTTCGTCTACAATCTTTACCATAGTATAGTTTTATAGGCGAAAAACTACGAAATCAATAGATTATTTTTCTGAAGTTTTGAAACCCAAGTTACCTGATATAGATATTCTATACTCATCTGAAGTATAGAAAGGATAAACCATGTGGTTTAAGTTCGCTGGAAATAAAGCAATCTTTCCCTCCCATTCCTTATCAACCGGTAAATCCTCAGTGTGTAAAGCTCCATCTGGTGCTGAAAATAGAAAAGCAAATTGACCTGCCTTTTGATTTTTTTCTGCTATGTGCGGAAAATTAGCTCTTTCGTCTTTCATAGTGTAGGGAACTTTATACCATATAACAAAGCTAAATAACCCATCATGAACATGAGGAGGATTAAATTCATATTTTTTTTGAAAGTTTACCCACAAATCAAACAGTTCTATATCTATAGTTTTGTAATTAAAAACGGAATGAGCTTTTTTAATAAAAGCAGGATGTTTATCATTGTGAGCTTTTACCATTTGCATGAGAAAAGGAGATACTATGCTTATACCTTCTCTTATGCCAAATTCGTTTTTTATTGAACCTGCAAGTTTTTCATTGTAGGCGGGTTTATTTTTTTTATTTATAATTTTGTCTAATTCTTCCAAAATATATTTTGGTACGTCAGATAATATATACATTATTGTTGTTGTTTTACCTCCAACAAAGATACCTCAATCATTGCTCTTGAAGCGGCGTTAGCTTGTACTTTCATTTTATCTCCTTCTTGATAAACCATGCTTGTGTTTATGGTGTTTGTATCAGATGCAGACACATCAACTTGAAATATTTGAAAATCTGCACTTCCATTATTATGATCGACATTAACTGTTACTGCGCTAGACCCATCATAATTATGTGTATTAATTGTTTTGACTATAAATGTAGACACAGGTGTGGGTGGAGAAGCTGCTACATTTGCTGAAGGCACAGTAAAAACAGTTGTCAAATCTGTTGTCGTAAGATTTGCTATAAATCTTTTAAAAACATCAGCCATTTGTTAAAAACCAACTTCTTCTTGTGGACTCCTCTTGAGTGTCTTGTGTATATTGTGTGTTCAATTGTTGAACTAACTCCTCTAATTGTCTAATAAGTTCAGCTTGTTGTTCTCTTTGGTATTCATCTCTAGGATCAGGAAATCTTGTTAAAGTTAATTTTGCCATTATCTTCTTCCATCCTGTTGAATGTCAAAACGTTGTGTGCCTAATCTCCACGCTGTGCCTGTTGTGTTCGAAACAACATTTACAGTAAACTCTCTACCTCTACCTCGTAAACTTACAAACTCTGTAGTATCTGTAAAGGTAGCTGTCTTAATTACACTGGTTGAGTTATTTGGATAATATTTAAATTCTAAATTCATGTTTAGTGTGCCAGACTGATTTTGAATATCAGGTATTAGTTTTTGCACAAAAAGAATATCATTGCCATCACCAATTTCTACTGATCCTGATTTTACATATGCAGTCATCGCTGCACCATCTGCATTGTTACCTGTTTCATGTAAAAAAAGTTGTGAAGCTCCGTCCGTTAATCCTGATATAGTTTCATTATTAGCAGTGGTCGTTGGTAAGTAGTCCGTGGCCACAGGATTTTCATACACTTCTCTATCAATCCAAGTGGTTCTATCTAATGTTCCAGTCCACCAAGTTTGTTCTAAGTAATTATATGCAACCACAGCATTTATTGTGTCTGAACCTGTTCTAGGGTAAAACCACATAATCTCATTAAACTCACCATTATGTCCTGCAAAAGCATTTTCTGCTCCTGTAATATTAATATTATCAAAAATAAATTGTTCAACCGTGCAAGGTAGTTTTTTCACAGTACCATCAAATAAGAAGAAAGAATCTTGAGACATCCAATAGGCAACACCATTTAAGTCAAGTCCTGCATGTATACCTACAATACCACAATTCTGACCTAATTGTCTAAGTCCAAAAGTAAAAGGAGGGCCAATGAATTGCATTGAGTGTAATGAAGTGTCTGTCCATACAAGTATCTGACCCCTAGAACGTTCTGCGGCCACTATTCGTGATCCGTCAGCTATTCTTAGTGATCCAGCTGTATTTTCTGCTGTTGGTTGATAAGTGGTAATATCCTCTTGGTCTGAAAATCTAATTAATAAATCGTCTTGTGAATTTGTTGTGCCAATTGTATTTTCTGTACCCATAAAAACTAAATGTCTGTCTGGTGTAGAAACTAAACTTATTCTTGACGCTGTAGGTGCACCTGATATTGCTGCGGCTCTCGTACTAACACCAACAGAAGTGTCCCATTTAAAGGCTCCTCCATTTAAAACAGTAGCTATAAGATCTTCACCAAAATTATCCAACGACCACTGTCTGGCCTCTAAAGTAACATTAGAAGAAGAAGAAGGTGTACCCCAAGTTCCTGAACCCCAAGAATCAGTGCCCCAACCAAAAGCCGAAGTGGAAATTTCAGGTCCAATACTAATTTGATATTTGGCATTGCCTGATCCTCCTCCACTTGCTGTTGAGCCTGATGCAGCAGAGGTTGCAGTTACAACATAGGCATTATTGTTAGCCACTGATGTAATTTCAAATTCTTTATTCATGTCTAATCCGTCTACAGCAGAAAAAGAATCAAAGGTTACAAAATCACCCTTTTGTGCACCGTGAGCTGTATCAGTCACTACAACGGAGGTTGTAGCATTGGTCGTAAAAGGATTAGTCAAAGCTTGTGTTTCTCTAATTGGTGTTATGTCATAGGCTAATCCTTCTTGAATGACATAAAGTTTTCTATCCGTCCCGACTGCATTATATCTAATTCCATCTAAAGCTACCCAAGCGTGCATATCACGTGCTACACCAACTAATGAGGTAGATATGAACTTCTCCCACCCTTTAATTTTTTGAGGTAATCCTTGAAAAAAGCGTACGTTATCGCCGTCTGTCCACTTGCCTTCGCCTGTGTAGTCAGTTACTTCTTTATTGATACCGGGTGCTGGTCTAAAATTTACTAATGGCATGACGCCAATATATATAAATTAGTCTTTTTTAGCAACTAAAGACCCAACATGACCTTTAAATGCACGGTTGCCAAAGTGTGTTAAAGGCATAGCTAAGTCAGCCCATATTTGACCGCCACATTCCTGCCACAAGCGAGAAAAATAATAGTCTTCAGATAGGTATCTAATTTGTGTACCACCATTTTTTAAAGAAGTTTCATAGGGGCCTACTGCAAATAGGTCGTAACAGTTATCTGATTTATAAGATCCACCATTTACAATTTGATCTGATTCATATTTTCTATTGGGAAATTTCTTCATCATTGTTCTAAATACTTGTCTTTTTACCAACATCATTCCTGTAGCTGCTTCTTGAACAGGAAAAAAACCTTGTTCGCCCTGAATATTTTCAGGGTCATCAAAATTAACATTATAGCCTAAAGCTCTAGCTTCAATCTCATCAATAGTAGCATTAGGAGTTTTTTCTAATATGTCTTTAATTTTTTCAAGATATATATGTTTTCTTGGATATATACCACAAGCCACATCTTTTTCCGCACAAACCAATCTCTCTATGTTTTGCCAAGTAAAACCAATATCTGCATCTATAAACAAAAGATGTGTAGCAACAAAATCTTGTTGATCAAACATCATAGATACGATCGTATTTCTTGCTCTGGTAATTAAACTTTCATTACCCATGGTTTGTATGCGCAAATGTACATTGTTTGCTACAGACCATTGTTGTAAATCCAATAACCCATGAAGTGTGCTTTCTGTCAGCATCCCTCCGTACATAGGCATTCCTAAAAATATTTTAAAGTTTTTATCTTTTATTTCTTCCGGTTTAATCATTTCTGTGTCCTCTCACTTTTTGAAAATTAATATTAAATGAAATAATTGTTTTTCTTTTGTCTGATAAATTTTTAATTGCTTTGTGAACGACAAAACTAGGAAATAATAATATGTCTCCTTCTTTAACATTAAATTTATTAACCTCATTCATATTATTAGGATTGCAATATTCTGTAGTCGGAGTTCCTACTGGTAACTCTAAATAATACACTCCTGTGTAATTGTCAGCATGAATATGCCAACCATGAGTTCCATTTTGCAAATATTGTTGAAACCATAAAAATATTACTTCATGGTTTGAAAACCCTATTTGTTGTATCATTGTTTGAATATTTTTATGTAATAAGGGTAAGAACCTCTTTACCCACTCTCTATCAAATTTAGTTCGATGATTCCAATCAAGTCTTGATATTCTATCCCCTTTTTTTTCATCATTAGATATTGAAGATTCTGCTGGTGAATTATTTATTAAATTCAAAATATCTTCTTTTATAATAGAGTGTTCTTCAAAAGAAGAAATCAAATAAGGAACTTTAAGATAATCTATTACCATGTTGTTTTAATGAATCTTGAAATTCATCGGCCTCTTTTTTAATTTGGTCACTCTCATTTAAAAAGTTAAAAGCTACTGATATTCTGTCTTCTGTGCATTCTTCTACCTTATGATAAATATAACTAGGAAAAAAAATAAACAATCCTTTTTTTTCATTTATTTTGTGTATGCTTTCTTCAGTCATAAACTCTTTAAAATAGCCATGTATTTCTAATGGATTAATAAATTTTAAATTAGATTCTTTTGTTTTTGTAATAAGAACACCACAAAAATCTGCAAAATAATGATGATGAGGAACAGCCTGATCATTTTTTTGATAAAAATTTATCCAAGCTTCTCTAGCAGTCCAATTGTTCCATTTAAAATTTTGAGATTTACCGATTGAAGGTAATACTTTTTCACAAGCAAAATCAGATAATTCTTTGATAACAGGGTATCTTAATCCATTCCAATTAGAAGTTTTAGCCTTTACATTTTTTAAGCCAGATGCCCATTCATCACAATCTTTTTTAACTATGTCATTTACAGCTTCACAATAATGATCGTCTACAAAAAAAGAAAATACATCAGAATTAAACCACGAGTTTCTTTGTAGTTCTATTTTCATTAATATTAAGTTTTAGCTGCACCTAACAGATTACGTTTATCATATTTGTTATCTTTGTAATCTCCATTTTGATCAACATAATGAAGAAACACTGTAGTAAAGTGATCGTGATTGCAAACCTCTCTCCAATGAATTTTATCCATACCTTGAAATATTACAGCGTTGTTTGGTAACATGGGGAACTTATGATCAATTCTATACCTAGCTAGTTCTCTTTGTTCATTGTAATATTTGTAATCCGAAGTTTCATCTTCTTCTCCAATAAATATTTCATAGGGTTTGCTTATAGGATCTGCACCTAGACACAAAGCTACTGTAAATTCACAAGAAGGTCTATCAGTGTGTACTTTTAAATCAGACCCTTTATCATAAATTCTTAGAAAAGAATATGTAGGAAAAAGTTTTTTACCAACATTTTGTTCAACAACAGGAGTGCTTGCCTCCATTATTGTTTCCATTAAAAAGTCGCTATATTCACTTATAAGTGAATTAGCCTGTGTATCCATATTTATTTTTCTATGATTCGAATATTTTATCATAGTGTAAGAATAACAAATGTTAAGAATCTGATCAGGTAAAAATTTATCTATAAAAATAGGATTCATTATAATACCCATCCTATCAGGGCATATCGAGTACCAGTTAATACCTTATTGACTTGATGTGGAAAAATAAAGTTAGAAGGGAAGATTACTGCGTCACCGACATTTTGTGGTACGACATATCTTCCATCTTTGCAATCAAAAACAAATTCACCACCCGTATATTCATTATTTAAACATATTGAAATTGAAAGACACCTTTCCATACACTTTGGGCCAAAATCGCAATGAAAATTGTATCCCGCCTCAAATTCATTAGCTTCATATTTAAGTAAATCTAGTTGTGTTATATCCTCAATGTTTACATCGAATTTTTTTTTATATTGAGTTACACATTCAAATATTTTTTCTTTTGTAGCATTCAGACAAATGGTTTCTCCAAATGACTTTGTATTCATTAAATTTCTAGTTAGACAATTTCTAATATTTTTATTTACGCCCAAACCTGTAGTTTTAGCTTCTTTATAGTTGTTATCAAAATATTTGATTATTTTATCGCAAATAGTCTTAGGGATTACTTTTTTTATTTCTAAAATATATTCTTTCATTTTTATTTATACACAGAAAACTTTAGTAAGTAATACTGTGTGCAGAAAGGTAAGTTGTTCTTTCTGAATCGGCGTGTGTTGTTGCTTTGGATTTATCTTCAACAAAATCTGCTTCGGCGTTTCCACCGTTAGTCCAAGTTGTAAGTTGAGCAGCAACATTAGTATTGTAAGCTGTTTTCCAAGTATCTTCAGCTTCACATCTTATGACAACATTTGTTGCCCATTGAGGAAAAGAAGATAGAGCTAAGTTGTCTCTAGTATCAACATATTCTATTTCACCAGAATTTGTTGTAGCATCCCATTGTAAAGCATGAATACTATTGTCTATTTCAGTATGAGATCTTAAATTGTAATAAACAGAATCATCTAGATAAACATCAGACTCAGTATTACCTGTGCCTTTAGCAGGACCATTGCCATTAAGGTTTCCAGCCGCATCAAAAATGATTGTTACTTTTGAATTTACTGTTGTGTTATTTACGGTTGTTGCCATCTTTTTTTACCTTTTTTGTTGTTGCCTTTTTAGGCTTCTTCTTAACTTTTATCTTATTATTGCTTAATTGTCTAACAGTTTTCTGTTCTAATGATTCGTCATTATTTTCTATTGCTTTTTGATGATCACCTATTAATTCAAATATAGAAGTGGCGGTGCTCATTGCTTTTTTAGCATCTCCACTTTGTGCTAAAACCTTTGTCATAATATTATTTGACTGAACCATTTCATTTCTAAACGATTCTGTCGCTGCTTGAACTCCCATTGTATTTTTACTATTTTCAACTAATAGCAAAGGCAACCAAGCTATAGAACAACCCCACTCTTGAACATCTAATCCTGTTTGAGGATGCTTACCTTGAAGCATATTGTACCAAACACACCTATGTTTTATGCATTTTTTCTTTAAAAGAGGACACGTTCCATCAGGGTCAAATATAGGCATTATTTTTCTTCTTCCATAAAACAATTTACCGTCACTCTAAAACTAGATTTTTTTGAGTAAATTGCTTGAAGGCAAGAATGAAGATGATTAGAGGGAAATAAAATCGCCCTGTTTTCCATAAAACCGACACTAACTGAAAGTTCATCATTATTATAAAAACCTGTTCCATTTTGTATGCCCTGAACACCACTGATATAAATTAAACAATTTGTATCATGCCCATCTGTATCTAAATGAGGATTCATTCTTTCGTCTTTTCTTTCGTGTAAACACATCGAATTAATTTTAAATTTTTTTTTAAAGGTAACTTCTATATTTTTTTTGATCATGTCGTATATATCTTTATGAGATGTACCAAAATCATTACTTCTATTACCTTGCCAATAGATTTTTTTATTAGTTGATCTCTCCCAATCTTCATTACTATATACAGGAACTTTTTGAAGAATTTTTTTTATTTCATCTAAATCGGAAAAAAAATTATCTTTTACGATTATCACTAATCTTTGGCAGCGATAATCACATTTGCATATTTTACGTCTGCGGCAGGAATAGTAACTGCAGCAGTTGCACTTGAAAGAGAGCCACTGAATGGGTGACTATGAGATCCACCACCACCTGCTGAACTTGTTGGGACATCTTCAATAACAGCTCCTTGTGACTGAGCTTCTGAAAAAGGGTTTCCTCTGTAAGCACCTTCTTCTAACTGTGCTGCAATACTAAGATAAGATTGATTTGGAGCACTTTTAAGACTCTGTGGTGGATTGCTCTGTATGAAATTTCTACCGTGTGTATGTGAAGATATTTCTGGAGTTGATAAAGTATGCCCACCTACAGTTCCTGCTACACTACCTGTAACAGTTGCGTCAGGTTGCGTTTTATTTGTAGTAGCTAAAAAAGATGAAAAGTAAGCTGTCGAACCACCTGTACCAGCACCTGAACCTGTAACGATTGACATTACGGCTTCGTTAAGTGCAGCAGTTGTATCTTTGGTCCAACCTGTTGGAGCAGAGGCTTGATAAAAAACCATTTTTGTTCCTGAAGGTATAGCTCCACCAATTCCTGTTAAATTAGAACCATCACCTGTAAATGTTGTAGCAGTTACGGCTCCATTATCTCTAAGAATAATTTGTCCTGATGAACCAGCAGTTACAGCTCCTTTAAAAGTTGTAGCTCCTAATTTGTCAACAGCGTTATACATTTTAAAATTAGAAGAACCGTCATTATAAATATGTGAGTATGCACCTTGTGCTATTTGTATACCGTTAGCAGTGTGTCCAGTTGCTGCTATTGTTAAAGTTTGTGAACCTGTCGTATTATTAAAAAATACATATTCACCTTCAGTGGCTGGGACAAATACAACAATATCTCCTGTCAAAGCTCCTGTAAGTTCAATTACTTTATTGGAAGACTCAGCAGTTGGATCTGCATCAGCTGTAGACAAGGTAATATTGGCTGAACCTGCTACAGATTTAGCTATATAGCCTCCTCCAAAAGCGTCTAAAACATCTAAGTTATTGTTTGTTCTAGTTCCCCAGGTATTGGCGTTAGCCCCTGTTTCCATCTTCTCTAATTTGAATCTACTTGTAAATGTACTGGCCATGTTTTTACCTCTCTAAAATATATCCTTTTTTGTTATTCAAGCAACACCTTTTATGCTGCGTCTACTTCTGTCCAGGTATTACTTGCACCGGTTACCACATTAGCCCAAGGTGTAGCAAAAGGGTTTCCTGTAACTATTGATAAATCTAAACCTGTCACATTGACTAAGGCTCCACTTGTAATTGAAGCAGTTCCTGCAGCAAAACTCATGGATACACCCGTAGCACTAACTATTACACCTGTTCCCCCTGTTGCTGTTGCAGTTCCTGCAGCAAAACTTGTCGATAGACTGCCTAGGGTTACTACAATATCAATAGCAGCCACTGCTGTTCCTAAAGCAGAGGACATACTTACACCAGTGACGTTGACGTCTAATGACCCTTCTACTGTTACAGTTCCAATATTGAAATCAAGTTGATCTGAGGGAGCTACAACAGCTACGCTACCTTCACCTGATACCGTAACTCCAGATAATGCATTACTTATTGAAAGCCCTGATACACTTACTACTGAATCAGCAATAGCTGTTTCCGTACCTAACGTAAATGTAGATTGAAGTGAATCTAGTGTAACGAGAGAACTAGCCTCTACGGATTCTGTTCCTAAAGAAAATGTTGATTGAAGTGAATCTAATGTGACTACAACATCACCAACAAAAGACTCAGTGCCTAATGCTGTTGTGGTCGATAACCCAGTAACAGATACTGTGATCGAGCTTTGTTGGCCCCATGCGCCTTCGCCCCAATTATTTTCACCCCAAGCATCTGCCATGGTAATGCTCCTCTAGATTAAGATAATCTTAATA